CTCTGCCTCGGGATCGCGACGTTGCCGACCATGCCGCCCAGGCGCCTGGCCCCCATCGCGAAGGCCACTGCGCGGTTGCGCAGCATGTCGATGAACCCTTGATTCGTGGTCTCGACGAGATAGCCGCCGCCGGTGGGCGCTGCCACCGTCAGATCGCGTCGGGCTCTGCGTCCGCGGTCTGTCTCAGCCGTCTCGCGCTCCAATACTTCATACGGAATGAAGAAGCGCTGTGGGTCTGGCGGCTTGTTGAGGCGCTTCTGCACTTCGCGCGAGCACTCCAATTCATACGGCGCTTGCGTCCAGTTCTGCTGCGCGCAGGCTGCGATCGCGCGCATCCAGCTGAACCGATCGGTTTCCTTTTTGTTGAGGCCCAGCTTGGAGATGGACTGCGGGTTCGTCTTGCCGCGCTCCTCCACCACCTTGAGGATCTCCTCAGTGACATCTTCCACCGACAGCCCTTGGCCGATGAACATCGCCTGGAATTTTTCATCCAGCTTGTGGGTGCGGCACAGGTTCTCGATGCACTTCACACGCCTGGCTTCCATCTCGGTCACGTTGAGCGGTCTGCCGTTGCCGTTTGACTCCACCACCACGGCCCCAGCAGCGGGTTTGGTTTCTTCTGGCATGGTTTCCTCCTTCGTATGTTGTTCAGCCGCAGGTGGCGGACTGTCATCAATCACTGCCTCACGAATCATGCGCACTTCATATTCGCGACCAATCCCGACAGACGGGTCTGCAGGGACCGTCACGACGGACGTTTCAAACGGCTCCCAATCGGTGACGCGAAACACCTCATCCTTCTTGTGCTCTTCGATCACGTTGATGCGGTAGGCGATGCTGACGTTGCGCAGCCCGCCTTCGATCATCTTCACGATCTCGTCGGCCCGCGGCGAATCGAACAGCTGCGCCTTGACCATCATGCGCGAATCTTCCAGCCAGGCTTTTTGGATCATCCCGATGGGATCGTTCATGTTGTGGTTGAAGAGCAGCGGCATGGCGCCAGATTTCGCACGCTCCAGTCTGACCGCCTTCACATCGTGCGACAAGACTTCAGTGCCGAACCAGCGCTCATACGGCGCCTCTGAACTAGCTGAGAAGGTCAGCGTCCTGGGCTTGCTGTCGACGCGCTCAAGGGTCATCTCAGGGATCGTCACGAAGCGTCGATAATGTTCTTTGCATTTGATGGTTTCTTGCGGCATACCGCGGCCCTCCATTTAACGATAGCGATACGTGCGGTGGTGATGGCCGTTGCTGTTCACCATCGCGTAGGCTACGGCTGCATCAGCTTCTTCTTCTTCGCCTTCTTCGTCGCCTTCTTCTTCGTTGCCATTGGCCGGCTCCTCCTCTGTTGGGGCATTCTCGGTGGCCCCTAATGTTTGCGGATTGCCAGACGGGGTCAGCTGGGGATCGGTGTCGAACACCAAGCCCTTCTCGTGCATCCAGGCCAGTTCTTCTTCACGCTCGGTGAGGATGTCCTCAAGATCGTCGCCGTTGCCGGTCTGCTCGATGACGCGACTGACGGTCGTGAAGCCACACCGGATCGCGTCTTTGTAGGCCGCCACTTCTTTGGTGGGGTCCACCCAGTTCCAGCCGCGCGGTTTGAATCGCACCGCCTCAAAGCGCTCAGGATCCAGGGCATACTCCTCGACGGTGATGCCGGGGATGGCGCCGCTCATCACGGCAAAGCTGAGCCACTCCCGATGGAGCGGTTCGCGGAAGGATCTGATGAACCACCGCTGGAGCATGCGCCACAGATCACGGTCATCGAGCAAGGCCAGGCGGCTGCTGCTGTAGTTGCTTTGGGAATAATCGCGCGAGAGGGATTCGTAGGAGGCCCCGACGCCAGCCGCCACCTCCCTAAGCATCAAGCGCATGAAGGCATCCAGCTGGGCGTTCGGGCGGTTCGGTGCCGCGAAGGTGAATTTCTCCCCGGCATTCAAGCGCTGAATCACCGCCGGCGACAGCTCCTCCATCATCATCCCCGTCTGCGGCTGCTTCTCGCCGTAGGGGATGTCGGAGTTTGGCATTTCAATAAATCCCATGTAGCAGGCAGCCGCCCGCGCAGCGAGGATCTCCGACTCGCCCAAGCCGTCCATATCGTTGAGGCGGCGCATCGTCGCATGGAGCCACGGCACGCCACGCGTCTGCGGCCAGCGGTCGATGATGCGCAGATGAAAGATGTCGCTGGCAGGGACGCGCTCCACCGCCATTTCACGCTGGTGCGTGAAGCGAATCTCCGTGGGGTGCATCGTGCGGATCCAGTAAGCGGTCGGGCGGAAGTAGTCGTCAATCTCGATGCCGAGGCGGCTGTTGTCCTGGCCAATCGCAGGGATGCCTTGGAAGTCGTCGGCGATGCGCTCGCTCTCGATCAGCTCCAGGCAGAGCGGCACGCGGGAGCCGTCCATCGTCTTGTAGTGTTTGCGGATGAAGATTTCGCCCGCCTCAAAGACCTGCCCCATGCACTGGCGCTCAAACTCGCAGAAGTGGAGTGCCCCGCCGATGTGGCACTGGGTCGCATCGCACCAGCGGAGCCAGGCCGCTTCGATGGCATCGTTGAGGGTGCTCTTCAAGGTGTAGCGGGTGGTTTGAATCCGGGCCTGCATGCCGATCCCAGGGCCGACGACGTTGCTCTGGACAATGGTTTTGGCGCGCTTCGCGTAGGCAGAATCGCGGCAGGATTCGCGGGAGCGGTTGCGGATCTTCACCAGGCTGGTTGCCAGCTCGTGATCTTCCGAGGTGGTGCTCTGCCCCCAGGTGGCGTTGAGGCGTGAGGTCCTAGCGGCAGCGTACATCCGCATCGCCGCAGGCGGATAGGGCCGCGGGACCGGCGGCGGCTTGGCTTTCTTCTTTGGCTTCGTGGGCGGTGAGGCCTTCGGCCATAATTTAGCCAACCATTTGCGCGCCGGAATAAAGCGCATGCCCCTCCTAGATGTGCGGCATCAGTCTGACGTAAATCTTGCGCGGATCACCAGCGGGGTGATCGGGGCCGGTCGTCTGACCGGCCTCCTCCAACTTCCATTGATTCGTGCAGTAATCGACATAGGTGATCAAGTCGTCGACGTCATGCTGCGTGTAGACGCGGCCGTTCAACGAGACAGTCTTGCCAAGGCGGAAGTTGGCCAAGGCCTCCATCGCGTTGTCGTAATTCTTTTTGGCGGTGGTGCGCAGGTCCTGGGAGGAATCGATGACAGCGAGATTCGGCGTGACGGTCGTGGAGCCTCTGCCAACAGTCGTGCGCTGGCTGCCCAGCGTGATGTAGGCCTCCCACTTCCAGACGCCTGGGCGCATCGCACCAGATTGCGCGCCGGTGATGGTCGTGAGATAGCCCATCTGATCCGGCTGCGAAGTCAGATCAAGTTTGCCGTCGCCCTTCTCGCCCCGGAAGGCGTACGAGAGGGCCCAGCCGTCAGCAGATTTGTAGTCGGGAAATTCGCGCGTCCACTGGATTGTGTCCCCAGCGGTGATCTGAGCAGGCTCGTACTGTGGCACTTGCGGCGCCATGTTGAGCCACTGTCATACCGAATTTGGGGACAAGTGGGTAGGTCGGTTTGAGTCTGTTTAGGTAGGTTCTGCGCACAAAATGACGGTCAGGCGTTGGCTGTTGCTCCAAAACGCCTGAGTGCTTGCCCTGAAATGCGGTAGTGTCCTCCGATCGTTTTGATTGACTCCACCTTACCGTTGCGCGCCCAGATTTGGAGCGTGCGCACACTCACAGATAGCAACTCTGCGACTTCATCCAGTCGATAATATTGCTTCGCATATCCCATGGGGCACCTCCAACATTATTGATGGAACAAACTACCTTGAACTACCCCAAACTGCCCTAGACAAAATGCGATCCCACCGATAAAATCGGAATCACCCCCACGGGGGATGGGGGGAAAGAAGTTTCTTTTTCTTCTCCTCATCTCGCCTCCGCCATCAGCGCTATTATAAATGTCCAGACGTTCATCGACGGGCTGCCGAACCAATGCTCCTTCTGCTCATTCGGCGGGTGATATTCGTGCATGAAGGTGGCCGGGAAGTGGACCGCGGCGATCCCGGCCCACGTCAGCCCCACGAGGAATACCGCCTGCTGCGGCGGCATCCCATGGAAGTTGCGCCACAGGGCGTCACCAATGTAGAGGAGCAGCACGCCGAGGCCGATGAGCCCGTGCTCGATCAGCTGGTGGAAGTATTCGTTGTGCGCCGACGTGAACACATGCGGGTGGAGCGCATCCCCCATCCTGACCGTCTTCGCAAACCAGGTGCAGGTCCCGAAGCCGAAGAGCCACGCCTTCGGGCCGCGCGGCCACCACACCATTTTGATCACATCGCGCCAGTAGGCCAAGCGCCCGCTGTCAAACCACGGCTCGCCTGGGTTGCCTTTAATGACCTGCCACCACGGCTTGTCGTTCCACTGATATTGGTCCTTCAACTCCTTGACGGTGTGCGTCTGCCAGGCGCCGCGGGCATCCCACGTCAGCTTGCCCACCAGCAACAGCCCAGCAGCCGCACTAATCGCAGCCACCGTGGGATCTGCGAGGAGGAGGAGCAGGCCGAACACCACCGCCAGCCACCCGACGTGGCCGATGTTCGGGTGGTGCCACTTCTCCAACAGCGTGTTCGCATGGTGGGGCAGGTAGCAGAGCACCCAGGCGAAGATCGCCCACCACTGCCCGAGCCACATCAGTCCGATGCAGCAGGCTTGCGCCAGCGCCGAGAACGCGAGCGTGTGGGTCCTGTTGCTCTGCCCGCACAGGTAGGGGTCGTGCTTCAGATCCTCATAGACGCCCCACATCCCAAACCACGACTGCGGCACGACGAAGCGATACGGGCGGCGCGACACGACGTACATGCCAATCGCCGCCCAGACGCCCAGCGCGCAGCCGACCGCGGCGCCAGTCCACAGTAAGTATGGAATCATCCACAGCGCCATCTTTGGGCTGATCAAGGCATAGCTCGCGCCAACCCCGGCCATCGGGATCAAGGCGCTGCGCAGCACGTACCAGAGGCGGCCGACTTGAAAGAGGCCGACGACGTTGACCGCCATCAGCAATCCAGCGTAGGGGTTCGGCATCAGCAGCGCGGTGAGACCCATGAGGCAGGTCCACCACCACACTTCGCGGTTGCGCATCTCGACGACGTCCCAGCCGTTCGACGCCATCGTGCCCATGACGAGGAGGACCATCAAGCCTGCGAGCACGCCAGCGTCGCTCACCTACAAACTCCATTCATAGATTTCAAACTCCTCGATGTACTGAACCTCACCGGACTGCCGGTACTGGAGCACGCGCAACCCGCAATTGCCAAACGTCTCAAACAACATCTCTTTGGTGAACTTCTGGACATCGTGTATTTTGATCCGCAGACACCCGTTGCGCCATTCGGCTGCGCCGATGATACTTCTCGTGTCATGGTTCCACAGAATGGGGATCACTCCTCCAACCTCCAATAGATCAACGTCACCACAAAGGCAATGTAGAGCAGCACGATCGTCGTCAACGACAGCCCCACCAACTGATCAGGTAGAGCACCAGCGCCAGCGGCGCCAGCAGCAGCGAACCAGACGCCGCGATGATCAGGATCGCGCCGCAGACCTGCCAGACCGAGCGGATCGTCAGCGGGTCGTATTCGACCATCCGCACATCCTCCCAGGCATGCTGCTCACAATAGTTCGAACACATCAGCGCGTCCCTCTCGCAGACGAGGCACTTCACGGCCGCCATCCGCCAACCCACCCTGGCCCTCTCGGGGGCCAACCCTGCTGCCTGCGCTTGAGGTGCGGCGGCAGGGGATCCACTTCGCCTTGCGGCGTCGGCGTCGGAGGCGGCGTGGTGCTCTTCGACTGCATCGCCTCCGCCAGCGCCAACAGATTTGGGTTCAGGATCTCCAGCGCCGCCAGGTTGTAGACTTTCAGATCGAGGGCCTCGTTCGGCCCCTTGGTGATGTAGCATGGTTTGCCCTTCCGCATGACGCGCTCCTCGTTCCCCAGCTGCTTGAAGTAGGCCTCGCTGTACTCCTCTCGGTTCGGCCAATGGCAGTAGCCGGGACCGGGCTCGACGAGGGCGAAGCGCGAGAACAGCGTGTCCTTCGCGGTCTCCGTCCCGATGGTGAAGAGCAGCACCTTGCCGAGGTTGTTCGTCGAGGGTCGGCCGACGAGCGGCAGCCCTCTGATGTTGCTGCCTTTGATGGCGACCACCCTGCGCACCTGGCGCGGCTTCACAAAGGCGTAGGCCTCCTTCGTGTAGTGGCCGCCGGTGTCGATCGCCGCTTGAATGATCCGGAACGTCGTCCCGTTCTCGTGGCGCCAGCCGGTCTGCAGCCATTGATCCAACAACTTCCACACGTCGCCCTGGCCAGGCGAGCCGTAAAAGATCTGATGATCGATCGACCACGATTCCCAGTCAAGCCCCCAGCCG